ATTTTATCTTCTGTCATTGTTGGCATAGATATGCTTCTATTATAGCAGGTGCGTCAAGTGATTATTTATAACAATATACTACATCATTTCCCGTATATGTGTGGAGGGTCTTTCCCCCATCTTTGCTTTCTTGTCCCTATCTAGTTGATATAATTTTGACATCATCTCTTGTTTTTTTTCAATATCACTCAACTTCTTATGGACTTCCTTGAGTTCTGACTCAATAGAGTGGTCTGTCATCTGGTTTTAAAATGCTTCTCCTAAACCTCCTTGTCTAAAGCTACACGACAAGTTGTTGATTTAAGTATTATTATTTATCTAATTTCAAAATTTAATCTGCGAATTTTACGCTTTCTTCTTTGCTCCTGCCATGCAAGATCAGAGTCGGTTAACCCTTCCTTTTTACTTCTCTTCCTACTATCAGTTACGATAATAGTTTTAGATAAATCAGAGGCGGTAAAGGTATCACATTTTACCAAAAGCATATTTGGACAACCACAACTATGATCGCCCTCTTTAACTTCTTTATTGCATTGTTTGCATCTTACTACTAACATTGTTCTTTCATTTAACTCTACCATAATCATCTTCTAATCTAACTATATCATCCTCTCTACATTCTCCTCTCTGTACTTCTATAAACCATATACCATCATCTCCACCATTTAAACGATGAATTTGTTTAGGTGGAATGTAAGCAGATTCACCAGGTTTTATAGTTGATGTAATATCATCCTGCGTTATGGTTCCTATCCCCTCAAGGATAGTCCAATGCTCCTCACGATTATTATGATATTGTAAAGAAAATTGTTCGTTTGGTTTCACGAATATTCTTTTTACTTTATAATCAGTATGTTCATCGAGAGTTAGATACCAACCCCACGGTTTAAATTCAAACTTTTTCATTCTGGATTTTGTTCTAATGATATGATGTCAAGGTGTTCTACATCATCTAATTCAATCCACTCCTCAAATTCTGCATAGAGTGCGATTTTTTCTCCACATAATTCAGATGTTTCTATTTTATCAATAGCCCACTCTCTTGCATGTGCGACTATTTCATCAGTCGTCTTTGGTTTCATAGTAATCTTTTCTAAAGTATCTTGAGAGGATGTTACTATTATAGAACTTTGGTGTTCCGTCGTCAAGTTGCTCTGTAAGAACTCCGTGTGCAAAGAGTTGTCTGGTTTCCTCGAAGTTTGTTTTGCCCTTTGTATGATGTAATGATAGGATAGTTCGACTAAAATTTTCTCTGCCCATCTTCCCAATCTCTTCTTTAAGTTCTGGACAAGACCCATAATACTTTTTCCAATCAGATTCAGATTTTACTTTGCGTTTTTTACCCTTTGGGGTTCTAAACTGCCAGAAGTATTTACGTCCAATATATTGACGACCATTTTTTTTATTTGTTATGCAGTAAACAAATCCATAATGATCACCTATATTTGTAGATTCAAATACTTTTGAATTATATCTCCAAGGATTCTCATACTTAATAGTCATACTCGTCAAGGACATCCAATGCATTATTTAGAATGCGTTGAGCTGCCCCTCTTTGACGATCATCCCATTCAGGATACCAACTCTTACTTGCAAGACCTGCTTTCATCTGATCAAGTCTAGCAGTCATGTCTATCTTTTTAAGTCTTCCATTCATATATTCAGGATGCGATGGGAAAGGTGGAGAAGGTCTCATACACTTTCCTCTATTTAATCACAAACTATAATTTAAAACCACTGAATGTGTCCTTTTTGACATCTTGTTTGATTCCCCCCACAACATATGACTCAACTTCTGTCTCCTGTGGTGCTACCTGTAGACCCTTAGAACTAATCCAATGCTCTGTCCAAGGTAATGGATTGTTCTTAGCAGGTATATCATACTGTGGTTTCAATCCAATAGATCTTAATCTACGATTTGCAACCCACTCAACATACTGCTGAAGTAACTTATCATTCAATCCAATCATACTACCATTCTTGAATAAGTAGTCTGCCCACTTCTTCTCTTCATTAACACACTTATTAAACATTTGATATGTCCATTCCTCCTCTTCCTTTGCTATGACTTGCATCTCTGGGTCGTCACCTTTTCTCCAATTGTTTAAAATATTTTGGGTAATGGCAAGGTGCTGGTTCTCATCTCTGGCGATGAGTGATATAATTTTTGCTGATCCCTCCATGAGTTTGAGCTCACCGAAAGCGAAAGAGCAAGCAAAAGATACATAAAAACGAATACCCTCCAAGATGTTGACATTAGCTACTGCACGATAAAGTTTACGTTTAACTTCTTTCATTTCAAGAGCAGGTAAAGAAGTTTCTAAGTCTCTGCTATCTGCCCAAAGTCTACTTTGACCCCACTGCTGTGCTTCATTCAAGAAGTCATCATAGGAACCAGTGACCGTAGCAGCACGTTCTAGTATGCGTGGGTCATGAATGATAGTATCAAATACCTCTGAGGGGTCTGGATACACGTTCTTAATCACATATGTATAGGAACGACTATGAATCATCTCCATGAAAGACCAGCATTCCATACATGCTTCTAACTCAGGTAGAGAACAATATGGTAAAAATGCCATACCAGGTGCTCTACCTTGTACGGAGTCCAGCATGATCTGATACTTAAGATTAGAAGTATAGATATGCTTCTGTTCTGGTCTTAGAGTTTGATAATCTCCACGATCTTTCTGTAGAGATACTTCTTCAGGTCTCCAGAAATATCCTAGTTGAGACTTAGTTAAGTTCTCAAATGATGGATATTTAAAATTATCATATCTTTGAACTCCTAAAGGAGCACCAAAAAACATTGGTTGCTTTTTGGTATTAACATCTTCCGTGTTAAACACGGTCATGCCTTTCACCGTAGTCATAGATTTTTGCTCTGTTGATGAGATTTTAAATTGCACAGGATTCGCACTCCTCTTCGTCTGCTTGGTCTAGTTCTTCGAGTAAGTTATTTAGTTTTGAATTACCTTGAATACCAACGTCATCAGCATTAGGAACTGATATCTCAACTTCATCTGTCTTATTATCATATGTGTTTTGATAATAAGAAGTTTTCCAACCGTACTTATATGTAGTTAAAAAATCATTTGCCATAACGCTCGTAGGAACCTCTGACCCGTCATAATGTTGCGGGTTATACGACCAATTACCACTAATCGCTTGGTCAAAAAACTTCTGCATCACTGCTACTACATTAATGTAACCAGTGTTGTCCTTCATGTCCCATAACAAAGTATAATTATTCTTCAGAGTCCCATAAGATGGAACAATCTGCTTAAGTGGTCCTTTCTTTGATTTCTTAACGGACAAGTAATCTCTAGGTGGTTCAATTCCATTGGTTGCATTTGACACAACGGAACTGCTCTCCGATGGCATTTGTGCCGACAGTGTTGAGTGCCGTAAACCGTGTTTAAGGATAGATGCCCTAAGAGATTCCCAATCATGCTGTAGCGGTTGTGAACAAATTTCGTCTACGTCCTTCTTATATGTATCAATTGGTAGAATCCCATCAGCATATTTGGTACGTCCAAAGTTTTCACAATATCCTTTTTCTTCTGCTATCTTATTTGATGTTTTTAAGAGGAAGTATTGAAAGGATTCAGATAAACCATGCACTGCATCCCATGCTTCTTGCGACTCATATTTGAATCCCAGTTTAGCCAAATAATGTGCTAGACCTATAAATCCTACCCCAAGACTTCTTCGTGCCTTTGTAGCAATTTCTGCTGCCTTTACAGGATACTTCTGGTAATCAATCAACTCCTCCAATCCTCTGACAGACAAGTCACATAATTCTTCCAATTCTTTGTCTGAATTTATCTTACCAACATTGACTGCTGAAAGAATACAAAGTGCTATCTCACCTAAGTTATCATCAATGTGCTGTATAGGATAGGTAGGTAAAGTAATCTCTTGACATAGATTACTCATTTCTATCTTATCTTTAAATGATGAGTGACTATTGCAGTGGTCTATATTCATGATATAGATACGACCAGTCTCTGCTCTTTCCTTTAATATGTTGAGGATAAGTTCGTGTGCTCCAATTGTTTTTCTTGGGATGGATTCATCTGATTCGTAACGGCAATATAAGTCATCAAACTTATCGGTCCCAAAACTCTCATACAAGCCAGGACAATCATGAGGGGAAAATAACGAGATTTCTTTATTTTGGAGAAAGCGTTCATAGAAAAGTTTTGAGATCTGAATTGAGTAGTCTAATTTGCGAACACGATTATCTTCAGTTCCTTTATTATTTTTAAGGACAATTATGTCTTCGATTTCTTGGTGCCAGATTGGGAAGTGGACAGTTGCTGATCCACCACGGATGCCATTTTGAGTGCAGCATCTGACAGTGCTTTCAAATTTTTTGAGGAACGGGACAACACCTGTGTGCTGAACTTCACCACCCCTGATTTTAGCGTTGATGCCCCTGATTCTACCTGCGTTGATACCGATACCCGCCCTTTGTGCAACGTATTTGCCAATTGCCATATCACTGCTAAAGATAGAATCGAGGGTGTCATCAATATCAACAAGAACACAACTAGCAAATTGTCTAATTGGTGTTCTAACCCCTGCCATGATTGGCGTTGGGATGTTGATTTTGTGTCTGCTGATTGCGTTGTAGTATCTTCTGACATAATTCATCCTCGTCTGTTTTGGGTATTCTGCAAATATTGTCAATGCAATCATTATATACATGAACTGGGGTGTTTCATATACTTTCCCAGTGCTTCTATCTTGCACAAGATATTTATCTGCTACCTGCCTAAGACCAGCATATGTAAAAAGAAAATCTCTAGTATGATCAATAAATCCATTTGCTTCTGCAATTTCTTCTTTAGAATACTTGTCATAGATTGCTGCATCATAAACCTCTTTACTTACACAATCAATAATATGAGATTCTAGATGGGGTATTTCTCTAATCTTTCCATACAAACTCTTTCTAATAGCAAATAGAAGTAATCTTGCAGCAACGAATTGATAATTAGGATGCTCAAGATCTATAAGGTCACTAGCAGAACGAATGAGAATTTCTTGTATTTCTTCTGTACTAATACCATCATAGAATTGGATACCTGATTGTATCTCAACCTGACTAGCAGAAACACCTGCAACACCTTTAGTTGCTTCTTCTACCATCACATGAATTTTCTCTAGGTCAAGAGGTTCTACACCTCTACCATTTCTCTTTTTAACACTGATTGGTTCTTTACTCATATTCTCTTCCAAGTGGTAAATTTAAGGGTTGCTTCTAGTCCTTTATATATGTTTGATTCTACTATGTTTTGAACATCATGTCCAGATAGAACCATATCATTTATGTCCTTTTCCTTAATATTGGATGGCCATATGACAACTGAGTCGCCTCTACTGATGGTATTGGAGATTCTTGTCGTAATTTCTTTAGACCTCGGTTCGTTATCATAAATCCAAATAGGATTGCTAATACCCCAGTTCCCAACATTACCGTCTGCACCGCATAAAGCAATGCTATTTGGAATGAACGAACTGTCGAACGGTCCCTCTGTAATATAGACTGGAGTTCCTCCTCTGAGGTTATCCAGTCCGTAGATTTTTGGTGCGTCATCATTAATCATCACGGTAATATATTTAACCTTGCTCGGACCTAGAGATCTGCCCTGAAAACCGACCAAAGTGTTCTTATAGAACAAAGGTATAATAATCCTTGGTTCATCATATGTCAAATCATCAAACGTTTTCTTATGAGAATTTGACCATTCTTTAAATTTGTGAGTGTAATAGAATTTATTTGGATCTAGTTTTCTCTTTTCTAGATATTTTTTTGCTATCTCATTCTCTGATGCTTTAGGTAAATCTAACTTAGGTTTAAATTTAGGTGTTTCAAAATTAAACTTTGGTTCTTCTACAACCGTGCCCCTTCCTGTTTGACCTTTTTTAAATCTTTCAAAAACATATTGTTTATGAACAGCAGGATCTATCTTTTTTAAAAAGTTACTTAGTGTCATAGATGAACCACAGTTGTGACATCTAAAATTAACATCTGCTTTTACAGTATAGAAATACCCTCTTGCTTTGTTCTTATGCTTTTGGGAATCTCCACAGATAGGACATCGAAAATTATACAGGTTTGGTTTGACTCGTTTAAACTTTTGCAGTCTAGACGAAACCATACCAATGTATTTGGAATCTACCAAATTCATCAAAGATATCTGATATAGATTTTTATCATAGCATCTTTTTTGGAGAAAGACAAGGTTCCCAATAAAGATATTCTTTAAGGGCAACTGTAGTAATTGATGTCCACTTGACTACCATGTTACTACACTTTAAAAGTGTATACAAATCTTTTCTCATCGTAAGCAAATCGCTTACAATATCTATCTAATTTATTCTTTCGATTGGTGGAGGAGAAAAAGTTGTAGAAACAACTCTCTGTCCTATCGGAGATACTATGAAACTTATTATACTTAACGCACCAAAAATTGACCACATCTTCTTCTCCATCATACGAAGACGATTATCTACCAAGCGAATATCTCTCTCACATCCTGCCTTAATCTCCGAAGTCGAACGTTCCAAATCTTTGTGAAGTGATTCAATCTTCTCGAATAATACCGCATCAATCCTATCCTGCTTATCTAATTTTTCATTATGAACTGCAAGCAGTTCTCCCATTTTGATAGAGTTATCCTGCAGAGCTTCGACAACCTTCTCGACTCTTTCTAGTATGGCAGCATTAACTCCAGCATTCTCTATCATTTTCCTAACCAGTTCTTTCGAGAACCGTGACCTCCATATATGTATTTATTTTTCTTTCTTTTTTTACCTATTAATGTATCATATCCTGCAGTTGGACCTTCTGCATCTGCTTTATTACTAAAACCAGGCTTACCAGCAGTGCTACCTGTGGTCATCATCTGCTCTCTTATAAAATTTACTATGCGATTTAATTTATTCTTTTCCATTGTAAATGGTATAGAGTTGTTCCAGACAATACATATCTGGTTTTACATCATGAATTTTGGACTTTGGATATTCTGGTAATTTATTTAAAAACATAACAAATGTTTTCATTGATGCCCATAAATCTTCTTCTATTTTAAAGAAGAGCATGGGAGTAGTTGCGTCTCCAAAAATATTATAGAGGATAATGAAATGATTTAAAAGAAGATGTGTCTTTAACTGACCCGTATTCTTATATCTTTTCAATAATCTTTTAATGTATTTGAAATGATTAAGATCTTTATCAAAATCCTCTTTAGTAACTGCCAAGGGATTTTCATAGTTCTTAATAGCAAAAAGGAGGAAGTTATCCTCCGTCAATTCATTAAATTTCATATTAAATTTTCAGTTAAATTTATAGTGTTGGAGGATTATTTGGATAAACAGGAGCGTTACCTGTTGTGATGCCTGACATGGCAACTAAAATTTCTTTCTTAACTCTTAACTGTGCAGGAGACTGAGAATTATCCATATAAGTCTGAACACCTACCCATCCAGAACCTGTTTCATATTGTGTTCCAGTATCTGTTCTAGAATCACCAACACCAAATACATATTCTTCATTAGACTGAGCAGTATTAAGTGCTGAAATCTTTCTACTGTAAGAACTATCATTGATAGTAAACTTTGGAATCTGAGTAACGGTGAAACCAGATGAACTGATAGCAGCACCACTTAAACCTGCAGTTGAACCAATTGATAAGTTTCTTGCATCAGTGATTGATGTGATTACAGCATCACCAAAATAAACTCCAGCCTTAGTAAATCTAATTACGTCGCCAACTTGAGCAGAACCACTAGCACCAAATTGTGTGCCAGAACCACCAGCATTACCTAATACTGTTTTAGCAGCATAGTCAACTGTTACTGTTCCTCGTGACGTTACGTTGTCATTATTTCCCCAAAGTGCCATGTTCTTTACTTCCGTAGAATTCTTTTGCTAATGAATATTTATAACCTTAGTATCTTTAGACTGCTCCCAGTCTCATCGCATTTTTAACCTTTAGCACAAGTGCATCATCAACATCATTATCTGATGATAATGCATACTCCTGTAACATTTCGACAGCAAATACTTTCATTTGTTTTTTAAAAACTTTCTTCACTGCCATTATCAATAAAGGTTTCAGCAATAAGAATAGAAATGTCATTTGTGATTTTCGTAATGCTTTACTGCTGCGTCATAGTAGTCGCCCATGTTATGATCTGCGACCCCATCAAATCTTGTGTCGTTTGCATCCTCAAGTTTATTAACTGGATGAGTATGAACGTATCCAGCAAGCCATGGAGGA